GTTGAGGCAAATGTAAAACCTTATTTTGATTTCACAATACTAAAACAAAGAAAAAAGTAAACCACCAGCGCAAAAAATCGCAAGTGCTTAATAATCAACGAAATTATTTTGCGCGACCAATTGCGACACCAACAAGCCCACCAAGCGCAAAAGCGAATGCGCGTGTCTCATACCACTTCTTAGGCGGCTGGGCCACGATTATGTTATTCATGCCGGTAACGGTTACATAAGGGTTATCGATGCCAAGCCGAACCACCTTATCGCGCTTACGCGAAAAGAAGCCATTACGCAACGTATCTCCGATTGCAACGGTATAACTTACCGGAATAATAATTGAATCCAACTGAAGCCGTCCTAAGCGGTTAATTTGCCCACCTATCTCGAGCCACTTACCCGGCCGATGGAAGTAACGCGGTAGCCTCATGTGCGGAAAGCTATCAATATACACCGTTTCACCCAGTTCGAATTGCGTTACCACCTTTGTCCGCGTTTGGTACTTGATCACCACTTCAGGCTCACGCAGCTCCAAGGCTCGCAGCTTGGTGCCTGCCGCTGCCAGCTGCACTGATTGCGAATACAATCGCGTGCTGTCTCTCGCGATGCGCACAGCGTACTCATTGTTGAGCGAATCGAGATACATCGCATTGCTTTCAGCCTCGCCTAATGCCGCGCAAGTGCGCATTAATAGCAGCAATAAGAATAGGCATATTGCAAATAGGCTTAACGTGCTGATGTTGCTTTGCTGCATTTGATTAGTTCGTTTAATCGTTTGAGGTAGGTGCTCTTATCGCGCAGCTCGTTTAGCAATATATCGCCCGCCACCTTTATCGGCATTGACTTCTCGGCTATGTACACTGCCAGCACCTTCACAAGTCGCTCATCGCATTCGCAATCGGTCGCTGGTAGGTTGCTCATAATTGCCTGGTTGCTTTCTTTACCAAGAGCCGAATCACATTGTCGAGCTTTTCAACACTATCTTCGAGCATCTTCATAACACCTTCGCGCTCCTGATCGGTTGCCCATGTATGCTCGTTTATCATCTTCACCAAGCCGCCGATCGATGTCAATGGCTGACGAAGCTCATGCGATAGGGTGAAGCGAAACTCTTCCAAAAGCATCTTTTGCCGTTCGTATTCGTGGCTGCTTATGGAAGTAACATCGACAAGCTGAATGCCGATAAAGTGCAGCATATCAACAATGGCATAAACATTCCACATATTGTACCGCTCGGAGCTTATCTTCTGCTTGGTCTTTGCGTATGCCCGAATCGGGTCGGGCGATTTGCTTTGCGCCTTTCGAATGGCTGCAAGCAGCTCATCGCGGTCGCTGTCTTGCGCTGCGATGTCGAGTATATTGCCGGGCTTTATGTGGCTTGAGTACTCTTTGAAGAGCTCATTCGTTGCGACAATGTTGCCATCCCTGTCGGTAATCACATAGAAGAGGTCAATGCTTGACTCAAGGATGTGCAGCGATGCCATGCTGCAAAGATAGGTTAAACCGAACGCAAATCCGCAATTAATGAACGCCATGCAGGCACGCATCCGAGCGCATACTTGATGGTAAGCAGCATCGTGAAGGTAAGCACAATTCCATTAGCAAGTATATCGTAATTCATAGGCGTTGGCATTTCCGGCTCGTTTCTTACAATCTGAGTTTTCGGTATGTAATACGTGGCGGCTGGGTACAAAGATACATCACACGGCTGAATTGTATCAAAGGCCGTTAATACTTTCGGCTTTGGCGGCTGCGCCATGACTGCCTGAAAGCTTTCGCGGTTGGCTTGCTGGAATGAGGTATCGGCTTCGGTCGCATGCCAGCTCATCGTATCGATGTTGAGCTTGCTGTGGCGAACTACTTTGATGGTGTCTCTACGAATCTGTTGCATCGCTTTTGGCTTTTGGGATATATCCTGCGGCTATGAGTGCTGCAATGATGGCTGTTAATGTCTCGGCTGTTATCACTTTGAAGATTAGCAAAAAGATGGATACCAAAATCATGAGCGAACCGATTGTGCTGCGCCAGTGCTTAACAATCACATCGAGAATCCGCCTTGGTTTGGTAGGTCTTTTTGCCATGCCTTAATATACGCATACGCCAGCGCGGCGTTTGGGCAACGTAGGGCTAAAAATTACAAAGTGAGAAATAGAGATTTGCCTCATCTCTGCGCCTGTTGGTAAGCCCTTGCAGTGTTTTCCCGCCTGCCTTGTTCCACTTCAGGAACTCATCGAGGATGCTCGGGTCGGCTGAGTTGGCTTTGGCTTTTTTCAGCAGCGTTGATTTAACCAAAGCACCAGTGCCTACGTTATATGCAAAGCATACCAAAGCATCGAACTGACATTGGTTGAGGTTAGGTAGGTGTTTATTTACCGCCGCTTCGAACGGCTCAAGCGTTGCAAGTAGCAATTGCGTTGCTTCCTTTTCACTCGAGAGCTTTTCGCCGAGAATTACCTTTTTTCCATTGGGGTATCGTGTGCTTCCGTAGCCTATGGTCGGCACTCCGGCTGGGCATAGGTAGCTTGAGAGCCTCAATCCCTCGTACTTCTTAATCAGATTAAGCCCGAGAATTGAGGTGCTACGCATTGTTAAAGGATTAAGTATTGAACTACAACTCCGATGTTTTCAAGATAATCTCCTGTATTGATTGAATCAATGGCACATAAAATTAAATCAGTTACATTGAAATCGGCTTCAATGACACAAGTGTCAATTTCTGAGTTTGCGGTTACAGTTCCATTTAAGTGGTAGCGAGAAGTGAAGTTAGATGCCACAGGAATTGATAGATTAAAAACCGTTGCAGTTTCTGCTGTATCCATCTGAACATCCATCCGAAACGCCATAGTAACAACATCACCAACACGCGAATAAGTACCAGCATAAACACTTACTGTTGCGTTATTGCTAACATTAGATTCAACAGGCGTAAACGCACCACTCGCAAATTGCGGCATCCCATCATAGATGTTTTGCACCTCAATCTGCTTACTGGTGTTGCTGCTTGTATCAACGATGTAGAAGATGTCATCGTTTGCTGCCGTAGCTAAGGTTGTAAGGTCGGTTACTTTTACGCCTGCCATAATGGTTAGTTTTATGCAAAGTTAATCAAAATAATCAAATTGCTTGGGCACGTATTCAATCGTTGGTAATTCCTTAACCCAGTCGATCGTAGTGCTACTTACTTCCTCTTTGCTTATTATCCAAGTGCCATTCGCATCTTGGATAGGGTTAAACGTCATATCGGTTACATATTGAACGCCTCGCAATTGCTCGGCTTGTTCGGGTGTAAGTTGGTAAACTTTTATCATACTTGACGTCCTAATGTGGTTTGAAAGGTTTGAATAGTATTGTACAAATTAACTGCATCGGTGTTGGTTAACCCACTGCCTATGGTCGAAAATGCACATTGCTTTGAGGTGTAAAATTGAGGTGTTCCTCCACTATTAAAAGCTCCTATAAATATATTGAGACTTACAGGAGTTACAGATGCTATTGAGCCTGATGCCACTTGACTTCCGTTTTTATACGCATTTATTGAATTTGATGCAGTTCTATTAGCTATATAATATCCCAATGAATTAGCATCAGAGTGAGATATGAATGAGGTACCATTATTAATACGATAATAACTAACTCCTGAAGTGCGTATTTCTATGAGAGACCCATTAACTACCGAAAAGGTACCCATCTCCACCTCAGTACCATTTGAATTTGTACGTGAATAATAACTCATGTGATGCGAATTTTGATTGATATTTGTATTATTAAAATAAGTATCAGCATAAGCATTAGTGGCATTTGGAAGCGCACCATTAGCTGAATGTGTCCAACCTCCGACAAAGCTCAATCTAAATGCAGCGTTTGTATTGGCTGGATTTTTAAGGTTATACATGTGCGTTGTCGCAGTGCCTCCAACAAATGGGTAAATAGCATCGAGCTTGCTCCAGATACCTTGCGATTTTAGGCTCGTTACAAGTGTGCAAATAGCCGAAACAATGGTCGGGTTTGTTATCCCTGTTGCAATTAAGAAAGCATTGCCATCCGCATCGGCGCATAATGGTGAACTATAAACATAAGGATTAACAATGAAGCTCATGCGTAAGTACCGATTAATGCAACCTTCAATCCTGTTGCCGTGCCGTTTCCTATTTGGTCGATGTCGATTGTCATCTCGGCATCATCAGCCAAAGCGGTATCGCTTATAACTGGGGGTGTTGCAGCCGTTGTGCTTGTCTTTTCAGTGTTATCGATGGTCAGCTTTGTGCTTAATATACTTGTGCCAGCCTCGTTAATATCCACTGTAAAGATATTACCCGATGCTTGCGCTGTTGTGAGCGATGCGCGAACGGCTGTAAGAGTAACAGCACGCGGCATCCTGAATGTAATCTTCGCCGTGCCTGCCGTTAGTGCCGTTGTTTCATCCGATGCAGCCACAACAAGCTCGAAAGGCAATGAAGCAAGTGAGCCATCGCCACGAACGTATTGAGATGTAGCACCTCCGAGCACATTGCCGAGCGTTCGGTTTTTCCAAAGGTTATTTACGCCTGTGGTGTATACGAGAAATTGATTATTCGCAAGCGGCGTGGTTGTGATGTCAACATCGGAAAGCTCATCGAGCTGGAATCCATTCTGCACGAAAACATATATCTGACCATTACCAGCATTCGCCCTTTCAACTATCCCGATTCGCGTTAAGTGATTTGGGGCTAATGGCATTGTATTGGTCAAAGCCCCTGCCGTATTGCCAACGTAAAGCGTATCGCCTGCGCTGTAAGCGTTCGTGTTTATTCCATCGATTACACCCTGCGTAATGATGTAGCCTTTTTGATTCGGTGCAATTGAGCTGCTGAAAACAAGCCCTACCGTCTTGGATGAAGTTGCCTCGCTTGTGTTATTTGCAAGCTTCACGGTCATCCTATCGCCTGTTGCGCCAAAGGCATAGACAGGCTGACCTCGGTTAATTGTTACGCTGTCGGCATTGGTTACATAAGCGAACATTTGATTGGGAGCAACTCCCAACAATTGAAAGTTCGTGCCGTCATAAATCGCGATGAATTGCTGATTTGCTGCAATGTCACCACCAATGATGGGCACCACGTTATTCTTTGCGATGTTTACAGCTCCAAGGCCGTTTATATTTAGCGTGGATGCGCCTGTATTTGCATTTGTGAAGCCAATTGCATAAGCATCATTCAGGCTGTATGCAGTAACGCCGGGTATACTTACGGCATAGGTATCAGTGCCAGTTGCTTGACCGCCTTGCATCCCTGTTGCCGCCGTGCTTGCAATGGTGAAGCTCGGATAGGTTCCGGTAATTGATATGTCAGTGCCAGCCGTAAGCGATACAACCTGATCGGGCGCGGTATTGTCAATCGTGAAGTTAGGATATGTTCCGCTGGTGCTTATGCCAGTGCCAGCCGTTAGCACTACCGTTTGGTCGGGTGCTGTGTTGCTTACCACATTACTTGTGATGTCAATGCCTGTGCCCGCTGTTAGCGCGTCTTGCTTGCCATCAAAGGTACTCCAATCGGCTTGGCTCAGATATCCATCCGAGCTGCTTGTCGCTTGGCTGATGCTGATGTCAGGCGTAGCCCCGCCGCTTGATGAAATGGGCGCCGTGCCAGTTACTGCTGTAACGCCGCCGCCACCTGGTACATTGACCTCAACCACACCGGGTGAAGTAAGCGAAGCCGTCACGCCATCGCCTGTGAAGTTCAGCGTGGTTGTATTGGTGCTTACGTTTGTGCCTTCATCCTGAGTGCGCAATGGTGTACCGCCACCAATAGCCACAAGCGGGTCGGCTGGTGTGCCGTTTCCAGTTATGGTAACGCCATCCACAGCTACCGATGTGAGGCATGGCTCGCATGGTTCGAAGTCGGGAAGGGGAATGTCTCCAGTTTGGCATGTGTCATAGCATCCGTCCTCGCTCGATGTGCTAACATTCACATCCACATCGATTGCAACAGCCGCCCATTCATAATTCACTGGTAGGTATCTTATCTCGGTTGCGTAACCGCTTGGCACCACCTCGTAAGCGATTGCCCCGATTGCGGTCTTGAATTGAGGGTCAGTGCCGCTGATTAAGCGAAGCACCCGAGATGCAATCCAGTCATTCGCATCTGAAGCATCGCAAGGTAGATGCGATTTGCGGACCATTGCATAGGCCGTCATGCTGAAGCGTGTCTCGTATATTGAGCGGCAGCCTGCAAGCCTGAGCGAGTCGTTCTTAGCCACCGTTGTCTTGCTTCGCTTTGCCCAAAAGAGCGTGCCTTGTTTAGCATCATAATCCGTTACAGGAATAGCTTGACCGTTGCCGATGTAAAACGCCCACGCTTTATCATTGCCCTCGCCTACAAGCTCGCTAAGGCCGTAAATCTTATCGAAGATATTGCCAACCTCAATGCGTTGGTTAAGCCTGTCGAGAATGGTAGATAGTATATTCATTTATTCATTGCGTTTATGATTTGTTGCACAAGCTCCGCTGCATGCTCTTCTAACATCGCTTCTTGCTCTTCGGCTGTTGGCAAAAAGATAGTGCCGTATTTAAGCTCTAATCCATCAATTTTACCTATCTCGGATGCGGGTACGGTTATCGCTGCTTCCAATCCTTCGGTCAATACATCCGATGAAAGGAAGCCGCCTTTCAATCTTCCGGTTAACTCCAAAGGCAATTTGCGAGATGTGCCTTTCTTTAGCTCGGCATAACCGCCGGGAAAGTATAGCGACTTAATTGGCTCGCCACGCTTACCTACTTTGAACTTACTCGGCGCACTTGCCAACGCTCGCGGGCTTATGTATAGCGGCTTAGTGCTGTATGGCTTGGTCGGTAGTTTTTCGCCAGCCGTATTCGTGCCACCAGTTGAGCCAGTGCCGAAAATGCGTTTGAACATGATGCGCTTTAATTCACGAACAGGGGCGTATAACGGCGTGAACTTGGAAGTCCAATCGCTATACAACGCATCAAGATTCTTTTGAATTTCGGCAGGTGTCGGCATGTTATGGTAACGCAGTTACGTACTTCATGTTTCGCTTGCAATCCCAGCAATGCGTGTCATCAGGCAGGCGCATGTTCTGCAAGGTTGCTCCAAGGTCTTCGCTGTATCGTGTTGCTGCGATGTCGCGAGCGGCAACAATACCCTCGAAAGCATCAGCAGTGGCAAAGGGCTTCGAGCCCCGATTAACAATTACCGTTGTATTAACTCGCTGATTCGGGCTAATCGTTAGCGCATAGTTGTAAATCTCAACCGCTGTGGCATAGGCTAACGCTAATGCCATCGTACCACCTACCGAGCACAGCCATCCTTGCCTGTCGCAGTTCACATTATACGTGAGGCTCATGCCTGTGGTGTACTTACTCGATTTGCTTGTCAGCACATTCGTGCCATCGGTTGTGAGCTCGATGCCTATCGCATCCACAAATGGGCAGATATGCGATTCCTTAATCCCGCCCCCACAGCTTGTGCAAGTGCCTCTCTTTGGCGTGAACTTTACCGTGTTAACATCCGACTCATAGACGATGGCGATGTCCATCTTACGCTTTGCTGAGGTGAATGTCTTACCGATGAACTGATCGAGCGCACCCTCTGCATAGGTAATGGTTTCAATCAACTTGCCAGTTGTCATGTCGAAAATTAACACAGGCACATTGGTATTCGTTGAATCAATTGCAAGGTTAATGTCGGCAAGGTAAAAGTTCAGATAGCTAACCGTATTCGGGTCAATCTTCAACCTGATGCCGCCATAGTTGCCAGCACCGAGCGCAGTCTGTACGTTTGAATAGTTGGACACAACTTGCCCAACTCGCTTGCTTTCGATGATCGTGTCGCTCTTCATCATTGGGCTGAGTTTAGTCAGCACATCGGATGAAAGTTTACGCCATGCGAAGGCTCGTTTATCTTCGAACAGCTCAACGCCGTTGCGGTATTGGTCTGTGATAAGTTGCCCGAGAAAGGTTTGATTGATGCCGAGGTCATCGATGTAGAGCCCAGTCGATGGCTCTGGGGATTCGCAGCCTCTTAATCCGAGTAGTGATTCAATGCACATCTCTTTAGTTTTTACAAAGATAAATAAAAAAAGGAGGGCACGAAGCCCTCCCTTTATTGCGTGGTTAGATTATCTAATCCGTCTTGGGTCAATAAGTCCTCATCGGCTTGCGAGAGTAAACCTACCGACCCGATTACGGGTTTACGATGCTAACGCAGTTAACATAGTTCACACCAGCGAACTTGTCAGCAGCCTCGTAAATGTCAGTTGGAAGCGTTACAATCTTTCCAGTTGTAGTCAACACAATCGACAAATTACCGCAATCATCCTTCATGGTCAAGTCGCAAGGTACTCCAGCTGGTGTGAACACCAAGGTTTTAGAGTAATTGCTTCCAGCCACAGGCGTGATGCCAGTGTTCCAGTCTGCAAGATTGAATGATAACCACTGGATTGCTCCGGCAGTTGTTACCAACGCTGAGTTTTGGTCACCTTGTGCAGCGGCTAAACGAGAATCGTAAGCGAAGCCGAAGCCGTTTTGCTGCGTGATTGCCAACAAATCCAAGCCGTACTGAGAGCAGCAGCCAGCAGCCATCGCATTAGCATAACGCTGCATTGCAGCACCGCCAAACGCAACAGGTGCGCCGGGATAGTTAGCCATGCGAGTTGCTTGCTGAATGTCAGCGATTGCAAATGGGTTCGGCTCAGTAGTGCCGTTCATCGTTGCAATCTCCAAGCAGTCACCAGTTACGGTGTAGAAGCCTTCAACATCAGTGCCCCACTTACCGATTTCAGCAACAGCCTGAACAGCGGCGGCAGATGCCACCTTGCGGTCAAGCACATCCATCAAGCGCATAACGCTCTCAAGTACGTAGCGGCTGTTCTCCTGACAATGGCGTGCGATGTCGGCAGCATTGATAAGCTGCGAAGCAACGAACGTATCAGTAGTGTCAACCGTATACGTGGTTGTTGAATCTCCGTAAGTGTTCTCTGAAGTACAAGTAAGGATGTCACCACCCTCGTTAACTTCGGTCTCAGGCAAACGCTGAATCCAACGAGCTTGAACGGTTTTTAATTTACCGCCACCGGGTGCAACCTCGGTGCGGATTAGTTTTGCGTTTTCAGGCGAAAGCAAGAACTCTAAGAAAGGCAATTGCTCACGCTGTCCAACTTCGATGAAGAGTTCGCTAAGTGACATCTGCACATTAGGACACTCCGATAGAATGCGAGAAATAGACATGATTAATGTAGTTTTTGAGAGACCTTCCAATTACAAAGGCCGGAAGTCGCGCCTACTTTGCCGCGATAAGTTGCGGCTCACTACATCATAGATGGCGCAAAGGTAATAAAAAAAGCCTGCATTTCTGCAAGCTTTCTGCCTAAACTATTGGTATGAACGAATAAAGAACGAATGTGCCGCAATATACTAAGGCAATTCGATTCTACCAAAAAAAGGTTTGTCACTTACCGACCTTCGCCCCTCGCAGCTCCAAAGCTGCCGAGCCCACCAATTCGCCGAGCCTTTCGGAGAAGGGATGCCATTACTACGAGCACAGTAAGAGTTGCCTGCATCCGTGCCGGGCTTAATCCGATAGCCTTCAGCACCAAAGTGAATCTCATTGCCTTCATCGTCTACCGCTTTATACTTCTTACCAGCGCGATCGGATGCCGTGACATTGTAGCCTTCATATTCAGGCATGGACGCTCTGTGTTAGTTTATTTTCGAGATATGTAAGCACAATCTCAAGTGCTTTTGTGAGGTCGGCAGGCGTGACCATTTCTGAAGTATTGCCTTGCCGCCAATCAGCGTGATGCTTCAATATCTTATAGGCTTGCTTGATTGTCATTTGGTGAAGAATCGAGGGTTAACTCCTTTGATGCGCTTATCTGCTTGACTCTCGAGTGGTGGGATGATAGCCTGACCCGGTCTCGGCACGCGCTGCCCAGCCGATGGGTTTTTCTGAATGATGCCCGCTGCGGTTGCCTCTGCAAGCAGCACATCGGATAAGTTAAGGAATGAGCCCGCTTTCTCTTTGGATTTCAACCGCTCTCCGCTCTTCTTATCCTTAACGAATATATTGCCATCGTCTTCCAGGTCGATTGCATACTTCTCGCCGATGGTAGCCTTAAAGCCTTTGATGGTAAACTCATTCACCGATGGGTCGAGCTTAATTGCTGAGAGCTCCTTTTCGAAGGTGTGGTTAATCTTGCTTTGCTTTTGTTCGTCTGCAATCTTAATCTTGAATTGCTCGAACTGGTTAATGGCTTCTTGCCTTGCGGTATCTACCTCGGTCAGTTTGCGCTCGAGTGATTTGTGCTTCTTCTCCCACTCCTTCACCAGCTCTTCGCTGCCTGACTTATCGGCTCGCTGCTGCCATTCTTCTTGCTGCTTTTCATAAGCCTCTCGAGCTCGCTCGGATGCCATGCGCAATACATCTTGCGCCTTCTTGTCTTTGAAATCTTCTTCGGTTAGCGTAACTCCGAAAGGCTCAAATGCTCGCTTAGCGACGTGGGCAATTGTGCCGTTAATCTTTCCGAGCTTTTCGCTTAGCTCCTTGCTGTTTACCCAGTTCTCTTGGAATTTCTCCTTTGCTTCCTCGAGGTTCTCGGCTTCGTTTAGGTTTAGAAAGTTCACTATCTCCAGTGCTTCCTCCGGTTTGATCGGCATATATGTCAGGGGTTTTAATTGGTTGCAATGTCAATTCTTTTGCGCCTTTCTTTTTGATAAGGTGCTCGGCCACCAAATCAGAGGCTTTGATTATTCGGCCATCGCTTAATATAAGGTGTCTCATATAACAAAGGTAAATAAATTTTCGTTAATCAATATATCCCTCAGACCTTGCTCGAGCTTTGACCGTATCAGGTACTTTTCGATCGGGCACTGGCACGAGATAGTGCCGACAGTTCCACCCCCCTACAAGTGTAAATATCGACTTACTATCCGTGCCGTCTATGCGCCCAGCCCATGTGCCGTCTTGTATGTCTCTGATGCCAGCACTATTCTTACCCGCGCCCCACGCTTCAATCTCCTTGCGATGGTAGATGCCGCCCTCACGATGCTCGCAGAAGGGTCGCGTTGTGGAAATCTCACCACCCAAGTATTCGTACCACTCAACACCCAGTTCATCATTGACAGCCGCTGAGTAGCTTCGGTCTGCAACGGCTTGCGCTGTGGTGGCTGTGGTCTTGATGTTGGCAAGTAGCTTTCCATCGCTGTTATCCGTGCCGGTAACGGTTGCCTCGAGTGCCTTAACCGCTTCGCGTAGTGGTGCCCGCGCTGCGATGTTAGTGGTTAATTGCTCGAGAAACGGCTGGGTAAATCGAGCATCCAAGCCACTTCCGTAGAATGTGTTAATAGCATTCTGCTTACTTATTTGCAGCAATTGCTTCTGTACTTCGGTTGGCTCAAATGCGCTCTCGAATGTTCGTGCAATCTCGTTTGTCAACTGCACCCCTTCATCAATCGAACCAAGGAACGAGCGCACCGCTTCCTTGTATTCACTACCGGCTAGCACCTTCTTGAGTTCATCAGCAATAAGGCCGATGCGCCTAATGTTGCCTTCGGTCTGCTCGATGTTACCCGCCGCGCTTACATCCATGTCATCGAGAATCGGGCGAATCTTGCGCCATATTTCGGCCTGTGTCTTAATCGCAGCCGTTGCCAGTTTATCCGGCACCGACTCGAAGAGCTTAATTTTTTGGTTTACTAACGAATCAAACGAGGCCATTCAATAGTTCCTGTTGCGCCTGTTGAATCGGGTCGAGCTGCACTGCAATCTTATCCGATGCCAAGCGGTTAAGTGCTGCAATCTGTTCGGCCATCGGTAGGTCGATGAAGCGTTGCGCATCCTCGGTCGGGATGTGATTGCGAATGAGCTCCATGATTAGCTGTGGTGCGCTGTGATGGATTACATCCTGATACTTCTCAATCGTTCCATTAGCAACGCGCAGGGCGATATCTGCCGAGCTCATTAGTAGCAATTCATCAGCGTTGAGGATTAAGTCATAAACAGCACTTGTCTCTTCATCGGTGTAGTGAATTGCCTTTATGTAATTGTAAACATTGCTGAATGTAATCGATGAAGAGACAAGTG